ATATGTAATTATGCTTATTCAAATAATTTAATGTCTTCTTGAGATCTCCACGATGCTTGAGTCCAATAGCAATCTGTGGGTACTCAGCAGTGTCACCAAACTCCGCATGAAATTGTTTGTCAGTAAAGTCTTTATCCAAGAAGTATTCATGAAAATCTTCGTGAATACTTTTCAGGAGCATGCCAGCTCTTTCACACTCTTGACTACCGTTACTATAAATTACTGCTTGCATTAGTCTCGCTGTCTCCAGTCATCAGGTTTGTCTTGGTGAAACCAACTCTTAATATCGTCGGCATCAGTGAATCCCTTCTTATGGTTGGATGGATCGGGATCTCCTAAACCCATCCTATTCAGAAAATCGTCTGTACTACCCTCTTCAATGTTTTGGGATGCTTGGCGTCTTGCCATTTTTAACATCTCATTGGCAGTTGTATTTGCTTTGGCAAGTTTCTGTGCCCAAATCATATCATCTAGTTTTACATCTTCATTGTTTGAGATACATTTACAGATAAACTCAAGTTTGAGTCGGTATTTTGTAGACAGCATATGCATTTCCTGCTGATATATTTATTTCAAAGGGTTTCCATGCTTATCGACTAATCCAAGTTTCCTAACTTGAGACAAATTTGACTTATTACTCTTCTTTATTTTCTTATATTCTTTAATAATTTTATCAATCTCATTTTGAGATATATTAATTTTTAGTTCTTTATCATCCTCACACAATACAAATCCAACACCAGATTTACTTGTCTCATCTTTAGCATCAACATACTCATTGATAACTTCTTGAATCTCATCTTTAATCAATTCATTAATTTGATTTTTAATTTGATCTTCATTCATTTTCTTTTCTTCTCCTTTTCCTTTTTTGGTTTATTACCCCAAAGTTTAGGATTGATTGACCCATACCCAAAATCAATTGATTGTACAGAACCTTTACCATATCGATCATAATACATATCAAACATCTTTGATACCTTATTGCAACGAGTAAGGTCTACGCACTTTACTCCATCAACAATATACCAGACAAGTCGTGCATCTGTAGGAAACGACTTATCATTTGCTACTTCAATTGTTGTTTTTTCAAGGAGAATCTGACAATCATAATCAGATGGATTAATTCTAATTTCCTCTGACCCATAATTGGCCATTTCTTTTTCCTCTATTTTTTTAGGACGTTCATCTAATTGACTTGTCATCAGGAGCGGCCTCCCCATTGAATATCAGGATATGCTTCTTTTACAATATCTAAAGGAATTTTATACTTATCAGTTAAATTTTTATCTTTAATAAGGATTAAAACTTCAGCTTCTTTTGGATGAAGTCCCTGCAGAAGGTTGATGAACATCATCTCTCTACGAATACTATTGATATTATTGTTACCACCTTTCACAAAATGATATAAGTTTTGATATTCTCTACGAAGAGATGTTTTTCCTCTGCCATCAAGATCTTGTCCTGTTGCAGACTCGCCGCCCTTTGCTTCTTTTGAAATGTTTTCTGAAAGACTTCCAGAATAAACAGTTTGTTCTTCAGCATCCCCATAAGGAACATCTCCTGGAGGAAGAAGACTTACAATAGTCTGATCAAAATTCCAAACAAAAATAGATTTTAAAGAGATGTGTTCATAGGTTTTAAGTACCTGAATTTTTTTTGCTTTCGATCTTTGTTTTGATGCCAACTCCAGAACTTCATATACAAATGGGTTTGTTGGCAACACTTCAATTTTTGTTGATCTAGTTGTGGTAGATTTTTCTTTAGTCGTCGTCACTTTCTTCTTCGTCGTGGTCATAATCGTTTTCAAATCGTACTGCTAAAATTTCATCTGGTAGAACGTTTCCATTCTCATCAAACATCTCTGGATGCATATAGACGGGTTGAGTCTGGTATATATGATCTTTCGCTAACCATCCTATCACACCTCCTACAAAAAAGAACATAATTGAAACCAGAGTTCCAATCGTAAGTGTTACTGCTAACATTTTTTTACTCCAGAAATTATTTCTTTCTAATATCCAGATAAAAGTTTAAGTGAAAAACAATCTCTCTTCGGAAAAGAGCGACCATATTACCAAACTTTATCTGAAAAGTTTTTGGGGGATCTGGTTTACTTCTCCTGTTGCGTAACAACAACTCAACTCCACGGTTGATGTTGGTTTCGGAATTATTTAGATTGCTTTTTTCTTCGTCCAGGTCGTCTATCACGACTGTACCTCCATGCATCTTCTAAGATGCCATACAAATATGTTTTTATTTTTCTTGCTTGTGGTTTAGGAATATGCCCATAACCTTCACGAAGTTGTTTATGCTCATTGTCAGCACCACCAGCAAGATATTCATCAAGATCCATAGTGATTTCACTAAGTTCGGCGGCTGTTGAACTTTCAATAAAATGATCTATCTCATGTTTTTTAACTTTTGTTGTTTTTAGATAGTCATAAAATTTTAAATTCATTTGTCCCTCAAAGGCATTATCAATAGCATGTTCGATAAGATCGTAGATGTCGATGAGGTTTTGTTCCATTAGACCAATTTCTGCTCTCTAAGATACTTGACAGTTTCGGTACAACCTCCAATATACTCTTCGTCTGTTATGACTTGAGGGAAGGTTGATCCATTTCCAAATTTAGAATAAAATTCTTCACGATTATAATCTACACCAAGTTTGTATACAATGTGCTTTAGTTCTGCCAATTGCAATACTTGTTGCACTTTAGTACAGTAAGGACATCCATCCTTAGAATATATTCTGAACATAATGATTGAAATTTATTTAGGTTGAAAAGGTTTTAAAAAATTATAATTGTATTTATTTGCTATATGTATCATACATTTTTTTATCATCTTCCTGCTTAATTTCAGCAGCAAGTTCTTTTTCAGTTTTAAGATGATGTGGTTTGTGCTCTCTATCCATAGGTTGTGACTTACTCAAATCTCTACGAGTTTGATTCTTGATAATGATAAAAGCATCTTTATTGTATTTACGAGTACCAATTGGTGATTGCCATTTTTTATTATATTCTTCACCAACATCAATACCAGAGATTTGAGTGCCACCAAGTTCTACACTGATTTCATCATCAGATGTCCATTCAAGTTTGTTGATGAGTCTGGCAAGTTGATCTACAATAGATTGATTTCCCACAGTTTCTTCAGGTTCAAGATTTCCAAGCATATAAAAAAATCAGCAGGCCTTTAGTATATCATACTTTTTTTCTCGGATCAACAGGTCTGAATGGGCAATCGGGACATCCAGCACCACAGCATCCTCTACTCATTTTACTTTTCCAATAACCCAGGACCTCATACCAAATGGCGTGTCAGCAATCAAAGTTTGAGTATGTTCTACTACCTCTTGTGGTACAACTAAACAGAATCCAATACCAAGATTGAATACATTTCTCATCTCCCCCTCGGCAATATCTCCTGCCTTCTGAATTTTGTTAAAGATTTCAGGTCGTTCCCATGCATCATAGTCAAAGTCCACACCCAGACCCTTAGGAATACACCTAGGAAGATTCTCAGGCAGTCCTCCTCCAGTGATATGTGCCATGCCTAAGATAGGAACTTCATCCAACAGGTGCTGGATCAGACGAGCATAGATGGTGGTAGGTCTCAACAGTTCTGGCATCTCCTTATAGTAAATATAATTTCTCCACAGCATATCATTGATCAGTGTGTATCCATTACTATGAAGTCCACTACTCTCAATGCCGATGACTACATCACCAGGTCTGATGTTATTACCATCAACAATATCATTTTTCTCTACAACACCAGTACAGAAGCCAGCAAGGTCATAATCAGTTGCTCTGAAATGCTCTGCAGTTTCTCCACCTAACAATTCCATGCCTGCCATAGCACAACCAGTAGCAACTCCACGCACAATGTCACTGACATTATCATCTAGTGTTTTGGTAGAGATATAGTCTAGAAAATATAATGGTTTAGCGCCAGAACATATAACGTCATTGACGCACATAGCAACGAGATCCTGACCAATAGTGGTGTAATCATCAGCAATCCTACAGATA